CCAAATTTAAAAAGGGCCAATGTCGCTCAATCATGGACAAAAGAACAACTTGTTGAATATCAAAAATGTATGGATAGTCCACAACATTTTATAGAAAATTATGTTAAGATTGTTTCCCTCGATGAGGGTCTTATTCCTTTTAAGATGTATGACTTCCAGAAAGAAATGATTGGTACATTTCATAGCAATCGTTTTACCATTTGTAAATTACCTAGACAATCAGGTAAATCTACAATTATGGTATCTTATCTTTTGCATTTTGCACTATTCAATCCAAGTGTTAATATTGCAATACTTGCAAACAAAGCTGCGACTGCCCGTGACTTACTATCACGTTTACAACTCGCATACGAACATTTACCTAAATGGTTGCAACAGGGTGTAATGTCTTGGAACAAAGGTAGCTTGGAGTTAGAAAATGGTAGTAAAATACTGGCCTCTTCTACTAGTGCTAGTGCCGTTCGTGGTGGCTCTTATAATATTATATTCTTAGACGAGTTTGCATATGTACCGTCTAACGTAGCAGAACAATTTTTCAGTTCAGTCTACCCTACAATAAGTTCGGGTAAGACAACCAAGGTGATGATTGTTTCTACACCACATGGTATGAATATGTTCTACAAGTTATGGGTAGATGCAGAGGAAGGTCGTAACACTTATATTCCTATTGAGGTTCATTGGAGTGAAGTTCCTGGCCGAGATGATAAGTGGAAAGAAGAAACAATTAAAAACACTTCTCAATCTCAATTTAACACAGAATTTGAGTGTGAGTTTTTAGGGTCCATTGATACACTAATAACACCAGCTAAACTTAAAATGTTGACGTATAGGGCTCCAATTCAATCTAATGCTGGATTGGATGTTCATGTTGCTCCAAAAGAAGACCACACATATTTTCTTACAGCTGATGTTTCTAGAGGAACAAAGAATGATTATTCAGCATTTGTGGTGGTGGATGTTACAGAAATTCCATATAAAATTGTTGCAAAGTTTAGAGACAATGAATTAAAACCTCTTCTATTTCCAGCAAAAATTCATGATGTTGCTCGAGCATATAATCAAGCATTTGTTATGATTGAAGTAAATGACATAGGTGAACAAGTTGCTAATGCAATGCAGTTTGACTTGGAGTATGACAACCTAATTATGGCTTCCATGCGTGGGCGAGCGGGACAAGTCCTTGGAGGGGGGTTCTCAGGTGGCCGAGCGCAATTAGGAGTAAGAACCACTAAAGCTGTAAAACGTATTGGTTGTTCCAATCTTAAACAGTTAGTAGAGGACAATAAACTTATTGTCGAAGATTTAGAAGTCATAACAGAATTATCTACATTCATTGTTAAAGGGCAATCGTTTGAGGCTGACGAAGGATGCAACGATGATTTAGTTGCATGTTTGTTTATGTTCGCATGGGCAACAGATCAACAATATTTTAAAGAATTGTCTGATCAAGATGTTCGTGCAACCATGATGAGAGAACAACAAGATTCATTGGAACAAGATATGGCTCCATTTGGATTTGTGCTTGATGGTCTTGAAGAAGAAAATTCTGGTCAAATGACTGATGAATATGGAACTAAATGGAATCCAGTAATTAGAGACAATCGTTCAAATTGGTAATTCACTATATAAACTCAATAAGATCATGATCTAGTTTAATGAAACAGTTTGAACAAAGGATACTTGATTGATTAATTAATTGATTAATTTCTTTTCTGCTTTCGTCATTCATACCTTTACGTTGAGTTAACTTTCTTATTTTATTATGATGTGGATGAAATTTAAGACAAACTGTTTCACTTTCACCACAATGAGAACATGACTTCTCAGCAAGGTATTCATTTAGCCACACAAGACGTTGACGATAGTTTCGTTTGGATACACTTTTGATTGTTTCTTTGTATTTCTCGTAATGATCATTCATGTTTTTATTTATAAGAATCTTCGCATATAAAAAGAGTGTTTAGGAATCTATTTTTTATAAATATTCGTAATGAAAAGAATAACTCTAACGTAGAGTTAATTCTCTACAGATAAAAGGAGTAAGGGAAATGAGTTTTTTAGTGTCGCCTGGCGTACATGTAAGAGAAATCGATTTATCAAACATCGTTCCTTCTGTCCAAACTAATATCGGTGCTTTAGCCGGACCTTTCGAAAAAGGTCCAGTTGCTTCCGTTGTTAATATTGGTTCAGAGGCTGAGTTGGTTGCGATTTTTGGTAAACCAAATGCAGATAACTTTGAATATTTTTACACTGCTGCAAACTTTTTGCAGTATTCCAATGCACTCAAGGTAGTGCGTTGTGAGTCTGCTGTTTTGAACGCCTGTTCAAATCTTGGACTTCTAATCAGAGATACAGATCATTACACCAATTCGTTTAGAAGTGGTCAAGGTAGTGTTGGACCATGGGCTGCAAGAGATGCTGGTTCTTTAGGAAATAACCTTGCTGTTTCAATTTGTGCAACAGCAACTGCATTTTCTCAAGATATCACAGGTGCAAACCAAGTTAATGGTGCGGTTGCAAGTGGTGCTACATCAATCACAGTTGATGATGTTGATCTTGCAAGTAATGTGATCAATGTCGGTGATATTGTTTCATTCTTCACAGATAGTGGTTTTGGAACTCCTGCTACAGGTCATGCTGGTAGAGAGTACGAAGTAACTGCTAGAGATACTTCAAACAATACGATTACAATTCGTGAGTTGGATAATCCAAGTGGAACAGGTCTTGTTGCTTCTCTTGCTAATAATTCTTTCATCAGACGCCGTTGGAAATTTTACGATCTTTTTGATGCTGCTCCAGGCACATCTACTTGGTCAACTAATCAAGGTCGAGGTTCTGCTGACGAAATGCATATTGTAGTATATGATACAACTGGTAAAATTTCTGGTTTTGCAGAAAATGTTGCTGGTCAACGTACACTTGCAGTTCTGGAAACATACTCTGCTCTTTCTAAAAATCCAAATGCAAAAACTCCACAAGGTGGAACAAACTATTATGCAGATATTTTATATACTCAATCTGCATTTATCTACTGGATGGATCATCTTGGAGCCGGTACTAACTGGGGAACAGACCTTGATGCGTCAAATGCCGTTATTTTGAACGGAACCGATGCAACTGGATCAGATGAAGGTGATAACATCATTGATGAAACTGATGGAGAAAACATCATCTTGAATACAGATGCTGGTTCATTCACTGCTGTTGATGCACCAACATTAGACAGTCTTACAGGCGGAACAGATGATTATGCAGTTTCACTTGGTGAAAAGAGAACTGCATATGACTTGTTTGCTAATGCTGAACTCCATGACATTAACTTTATTCTGGGTGGTCCTTCCGTTACAGTTACAGGAAGTTCTTTTGGTACTGCCGGTGATGAATTTGATACACATGGAACAATGATTACTGATCTTGCTGAACTACGCAAAGATTGCGTTGCGTTTATTTCACCTGCTCGTGAGTCAGTTGTAAATGTTCAAAGTTCAAATACACAAACAGTGAACGTCAAAAACTCTTTTGATACACTACCATCATCCTCTTATGTGGTTTATGACAGTGGATACAAATATATGTACGACAAGTACAATGATGTATATCGTTATGTTCCTTTGAACGGTGACATCGCTGGTCTTTGTGCATTCACAGACAGTGTTGCTGATCCGTGGTTCTCGCCAGGTGGTTATAACCGTGGTAACATTCGTGGTGCAATTAAACTTGCATATAATCCACAACAGGCAGAAAGAGATATTCTCTACAAGGCTCGGATCAACCCAGTAGTTGACTTCCCTGGCCAAGGTGTAGTTCTCTTTGGTGACAAAACTGCTCTCACAAAACCAAGTGCATTTGATCGCATTAACGTGCGCCGTTTGTTCCTTGTTCTTGAGAAGGCAATTGCCACTGCTGCTAAATTCCAACTCTTTGAGTTTAACGATGAGTTTACACGGGCTCAGTTCCGTAACTTAGTTGAACCCTTCTTGCGGGATGTGCAGGGTCGTAGAGGTATTACTGATTTCCAAGTTGTTGCTGATGGCACCAATAACACAGGCGAAGTCATTGACCGAAACGAATTTATTGCAGATATCTATATTAAACCAGCAAGATCAATTAACTTCATCTCGCTTAACTTTGTTGCAGTTCGCACAGGTGTTGAGTTCAGTGAAGTAATTGGTAATTTTTAGGAGGTAAATACAAATGGTTGGAACAATAGATCAATTTAGAGCCCAACTTATTGGTGGCGGTGCCAGAGCTAACCAATTTAAAGTAGAAGTTTTGGTTCCTCAGTTGCCTGGAATTAGTAATTATGATATTAGAAAAGCTTCTTTTCTATGCAAAGCTACTAGTTTGCCAGGTCAGTCATTAACCGAAATTGCAATTCCCTTCAGAGGAAGACAAATAGTTCTTGCAGGGGATAGAGAATTTACTGATCCTTGGCAAGTTACATTCCTTAACGATACAGATTTTGCAATTCGTAACGCTATGGAACAGTGGTCAAACGCCATCAACAACCTTGCAACAGGTCAAGGTGAATCTAATAGTTTGGCATACTGTGCTGATTTGACTGTATCACAGTTAGATAAGGATGATACAATTCTAAAACAATATAAGTTCATCAATGCTTGGCCGTTGAACATTAGTAGTATTGATCTTACTACTGATGCAGCAACTGCCGTTGAAGAGTTTACAGTAGATTTCAGATATCAACATTTCTTAACGAATGAAGTTGAAACAACTGGAGCGTCTATTACTGTTGGCATTTCTATATAAGTGGATTTATAAACCTACTAAATAAAGGAGTAGGGAGAAATTAAATATTATGGCTGAACTTTTCGGTTTTACAATTAATCGGGCTAAAAAGGAAACGGGTGGTGAACAAGTATTCACCACCCCAACTCCTGATGACGGCGCTATAGATGTTGCTGGTGGCGGCTTCTTTGGTCAAGTTTTAGATACTGATGGTCGTGAAAAAACAGAACTAGACTTAATTCGTAGATATAGAGATATTGCACAACAACCAGAATGTGATAGTGCAATTGAAGATATCATCAATGAAGCTGTTACAGCTGATGAGGTATCACAATCGGTAACTCTCAGGACTGATAGACTTCCATATCCAGATAAAATTAAAAGAGAAATTAGAAAAGAATTTGATAAAATTTTATCTCTTTTGGAATGGGATCAAAAGGGTCATGATATTGTGCGTAGATGGTATGTTGATGGTCGAGTTTTCTATCATAAAGTCATTGACACTAAAAATCCTAAAAGAGGTATTATTGATCTAAGATATATTGACCCTATTAAGATCAAGAAAGCTAGACAGGTTAAAAAAGATAAAGATGCTAAAACCGGCGTAGATATGATTACAAAGATTGATGAGTATTATATCTATAATGAAAAAGGTCTTTTCTCTGCTGGATACGGTGGAGCAAATCAAGGTTTAAAAATTGCAGCAGATGCGATTTCATATTGCCCGTCTGGTGTAATTGATCAAAATGGTGGGAAAGTTTTGTCTTATTTGCATAAGGCAATTAAACCTGTCAATCAATTGCGTATGATTGAGGATGCACTTGTTATATATCGTATATCAAGAGCGCCTGAAAGACGTATTTTCTACATTGATGTTGGTAACTTACCTAAAGTAAAAGCAGAACAGTATCTTAAAGATGTTATGAATCGTTATCGTAACAAGTTAGTGTATGATGCATCTACTGGTGAAATACGAGATGATAGAAATCAAATGAGTATGTTAGAAGATTTTTGGCTTCCACGGCGTGAAGGTGGTAGAGGTACAGAAATTACTACTCTTGCTGGTGGTCAAAATTTAGGAGAGATTGACGATATTGAATATTTCAGACAGAAATTGTATCGGTCACTTAATGTTCCTATTTCAAGATTAGAAGCAGAAAATAGTTTTAGTATGGGTCGCTCAACTGATATTACTAGGGACGAACTGAAGTTTACTAAATTTATTCAAAAGATTAGAAAGAAATTTACACCACTATTTACTGACATGTTAAAAACTCAGTTATTATTAAAGGGTATAATTTCTTTAGACGATTGGGATGTTATGAAAGAACATATCCAATATGATTTCTTGAAGGATGGTCATTTTGCAGAACTTAAAGAAGCTGAACTTATTAATGATCGTATTCAAACCTTAGATTCAATTCAATCATATATTGGAACATTCTTTAGTAAGGAATATGTTCTCAAGCATGTATTACGAATGAATGATACTCAAATTGATGAAATGCGAGATCAAATTAAGAGAGAACTTGATACTGATCCAATGGATGGTGGTATCGCTTTGCCTCCAGAGGGAGATGGGGTTACTCGTTATCCAGAAGTTGGTGGAGCTCCTGTAAGTGCTCAAGATTATGGTGCTTTTAAAGGTGAAGAAGACCCAGAGGATGAATTGAAGAAAGCACAAGCTGCTCAAGCAATGGGTGCTGCTCAACAAGCAAAAGCTCAAGCAAAAGCAACTGAAAATGGAGGAGATAAATAATGAGTAAAGAAATGGTTGATGCATTATCTAATGGTGATAATGTTGGTGCAGAAACAGAATTTAATTCTGCATTATCATTAAAACTTGGAGATGCTTTAGAAACAAAAAGAAAAGAGTTAGCAGGAACTTTTGTTAGCACAATGAGCGTAAAAAATGAACAGGATTGAGGAAGTCTATAAATCTACAGTTGTAGAAAAAGATGAACACAGAAAATCTAAAGAGTATAAGAAGCTTTCTCCTAAATTAAGAGATGCTGTAGACGATATTTTTGTTAAAATGGATGCTAAACCTTCAGATTTCCTAAATACTTTTGAAAAAACTATTTCTGATATCTCAAAGAAATATAGAGTTCCAGAGAAAGAACTTATGAGATATTTTGAAAAAGAAATGTTGTCGATTTAAGGAGTTAGAGGATGGCCATTGTTACAAGAACACTCAGAGATACCGTTGTTAATGCACCCGGCGCTGGTGGAACAGTTACAATTAAAGTTGACATCGAAGATGATGCAGCTTTAAATACCGCTATTTTAGATGCAAGTGGATTAGATGGCCATGCAAACGGTGCAAAACTACACATCGCTAGACTTTGGTGGGCATTGACTCAAGGTAGTGCTGATGATGATACTGGTCATGTTGAAATTCAAGAAGTATCTTCTGGAACAGATATTGTTCAGATTAGACTTGCCGGAACTGGACACTATGATGGTTCTGCTGGCGTTATTCCTGGCACTGCGGCAAATACAACAGCAACTTCTGGTGACCATGAAATAACTACCTTTGGTACATCTGGGTTTGTTATAATCGAATTCAAAAAAGATGAAAACTATACTACATAGGGGATATGAGATGCAGACCGTAAAATTATTTTCAGAAGCCGTAGAAGAAGTCGAGTACATCACTGAAGAAAAAGAAGATGGTGGAAAGAGTTATAAGATTCGTGGTATCTTTATGCAGGCTGATATCAAAAATCGTAATGGTCGTGTGTATCCTATGGAAATTTTAAATAACGAAGTTAATAAATATAATAAAAACTTTATCAAAGAAAATCGTGCATTTGGTGAACTGGGACATCCAGACGGTCCAACCGTCAATTTGGAAAGAGTGTCTCACATGATTACTTCTTTGACACCAGATGGTAAAAATTTCATTGGTGAGGCAAAAATTATGGATACACCAATGGGAAAGATTGTTAAAAACCTTATGGATGAAGGTGCTAAATTAGGCGTTTCATCTAGAGGCATGGGAAGTTTAGCACAGAAAGGTGGTGCTAACTATGTGAGAGATGATTTTTACCTTGCAACAGCTGCTGATATTGTTGCTGATCCTTCTGCACCCAACGCTTTTGTTGAGGGTATTATGGAGGGTAAAGAGTGGGTTTGGAATCACGGTGCGTTGGTAGAAGCCCACGTTGCTAAGTTAAAAACAGAATTTGATGTTAAAAAACGTCAAAGAGAGGCGAACAAAGAAGCTTTAGAGTTCGCCAAATTCCTCAAAATGTTATAAAGTATAAATAATATAAATGCAAAAGGAGACATTCCATGTCCGAATTAGAAAAAACAATTGAGGAGCTTGAAGCAGAGGTATTGGCAGAACTAGAAGAAGCCAGTCAACCATCCGATTCGGGTGGAAAAGCAGATGCTCCCCAAAAAGTAAAAGATGAGGTCAACGATGAAGAAGACCTCGGCGGCGCAGACCCAGAAGCAAAAGTTGAAGCTGGTGCTGACGAAGACCGTAAAGAAAAAGAAGTTGGCAAGAAAGCATCTGCTTCTGCTAAAGCTGTTTCTGGTGATGCACAACAAAAGAGTGCTGGTAAAGCAGATGCTCCTCAGAAGTTGGCAGCTAGTCACGTTCCAGAGGAAGGTGAAGTTGTTTCTGAAGGAAAACATATGACTAAAGAAATGTTAAAAGCAGAAATGATGAAAAAAATGGAAGGCATGAAAGCAGTCGATCTTAAAGCTGCATATGAAAATATGATGTCTCCTGCTGAAGAGATGGATGAAGCTGCTCTTTCTGAACTTAAAAAACTTGAGGCAGAAAAAAATGCTATCGAAGAAAAAATCAAGTCAATTAATGTCAAAGAAGATGTTGACGCATTGATTGCTGGTGAAGACCTCTCTGAAGAATTTAAAAACAAAGCAGCTACAATCTTTGAAGCTGCTGTTAAATCTAAAATCCGTAGTGAAGTTGTACGAATGGAAGAAGGCTACAGTGTTGCTCTTTCAGAAGCTACTGAGACAATCAAAGAAGGCTTATCAACTAAGGTTGATGACTATCTTGGTTATGTTGTCGAAGAGTGGATGAAAGAGAATGAACTTGCTGTTGAACGTGGTCTAAAGGGTGAAATTGCTGAGGATTTCATTGTTGGTCTAAAACAATTGTTTGAAGATCATTACATTGATGTTCCAGATGAAAAATATGACGTTCTTGAAGCTCAGTCAACTAAAATTGCTGAGTTAGAAGAAAAACTCAACGGTATGATTGAAGAGAACGTTGAGAAAAAGAAAGTGGTAGAATCTCTCACAAGAGAACAGATTACTAGTGAAGTTTCATATGATCTTGCTAGTACTGAAGCTGAGAAATTCAAATCCTTGACAGAAGATGTTGACTTTGTTTCTGAAGATTCCTTCCGGGCCAAACTAGACACTTTGAAAGAAAGTTATTTCCCCAAAACTCTTGGTGAAACACAATCTTTCGTATTTGATGATGAAAATAGTGAGACTGCACAGGACATTGATACGACTGATAGCATTCGTGCTTACATGTCGGCGATCAGTCGCTCGAAAAGTGCATAATTTATAAATAACTGTAGAAAATATAATAAGGAGAAACTCAATGTTTCAAACAGAACATCTACAAGAAAAGTGGGCGCCCGTCCTAGAACACCCTGATCTTCCTAAGATTGAGGATTCATATCGCCGTGCGGTCACAACTGTTATCTTGGAAAACCAAGAAAAAGCCATGAGAGAAGATGCAAACTTCCTTTCCGAAGCTGCACCTACTAACTCAACTGGTGGTTCCATTTCTAATTGGGATCCAATTTTGATCTCGCTCGTTCGCCGTGCAATGCCTAACCTCATTGCATATGACATTTGCGGTGTTCAACCAATGACTGGTCCTACGGGTCTGATCTTTGCAATGCGTGCTTCTTTCGCATCTTCCGATGGTGCTGAAGCTCTCGTTGATGAATCAATGCCTGATATTTCAAACCAAAACGCTGCTGGTACAACTGGTGGTGGCGATGTTGGGGCTACAGAAACAAACCCTGCCGTTCTTAACGACAGTCCTTCTGCTGGTACTTACACAAGTGCAACTGGTCAGACAACTGCTCAAGGTGAAGCATTGGGTGATACATCCACAAATGCTTTTGCTGAGATGTCATTCTCCATCGACAAGTCAACGGTTACTGCCGTTACCCGTGCTCTGAAGGCCGAGTACACGATGGAACTTGCACAAGACTTGAAAGCAATTCATGGTCTTGACGCTGAAACAGAACTTGCAAACATTCTTAGTTCTGAAATTCTTGCTGAGATTAACCGTGAAGTTGTTCGCCGTGTTTATGTCGCTGCTGAAAAAGGTGCTCAAGTTAACACAACAACTGCTGGTATCTTCGATCTCGACACTGACTCCAATGGTCGTTGGTCGGTTGAGAAGTTCAAAGGTCTAATGTTTGGTATCGAACGTGATGCCAATGCAATTGGTCAACGGACTCGCCGTGGTAAAGGTAACATGTTAATGTGTTCTGCTGACGTTGCGTCTGCATTGCAAATGGCTGGTATCCTTGACTACACGCCTGCTCTTAACAACGCACTAAACGTTGATGACACAACAACAACTTTTGCTGGTGTTCTCAATGGTCGTTATAAGGTCTATGTTGATCCATATGCTGCCAACGTATCTGCTTCTCAGTACTACGTTGTTGGTTATAAGGGTTCTTCTCCTTATGACGCTGGTATGTTCTACTGCCCATACGTTCCGTTGCAAATGGTTCGTGCGGTTGGTGAAAATACGTTCCAACCTAAAATCGGGTTCAAAACTCGTTACGGTATGGCTGCTAACCCATTTGCTGCTGCTGGTGCAGCTGCTGCGGGTGACACGCAGAACACTGATGCATCTATCGATGCTGGTGTTAACTCTTACTACCGTAGAGTTAAAGTTGCCAATCTCATGTAAGATTGGTTTCTTTAATAAGAAACTTGACTAAAAACTTAGAGGGCGCTTTCGGGCGTCCTCTTTTTTTTATCCTAAGACGATGCTTTTAGAACATATAAATAAGTGTATGGCGAACTCAGGAGCATTATCTAGACAACCAGATAAGTTGGATTATTTAAATCCATCTCAATTTAGGTTTACTATTAATCAACTTCCTAAAGTTGAATTCTTTACTACTGCTTGTAATGTGCCAGGAGTTTCTGTACCTAATACAGAAATGGCAACTCCTTTTGTAAATATACCTGTTGTTGGTGAAAAAACAGAGTTTGAAGATTTTACTCTCTCATTTATTGTTGATGAATATCTAGAAAACTATCTATCATTACATGATTGGATTACGGGTTTAGGTTTTCCAGATAGCCGACAACAATATAAAACATTTAGAGATGAGACAGCTGATACTAGTTCTTTAAACACTTCTAAGTCATCGTTGACTGGAGATAGATCATTATATTCAGATGCAACATTAACAATTCTTAGTAATAAAAATAACCCTATTGTTGAAATTAGATTTAGAGATATGTTTCCAATATCTCTAGATAGTCTTGATTTTGATCAAGGAGCAACTGACGCTAATAATATATCTTGTGGTGCTACTTTTAAGTATCAACAATATAAAATAATACCTTTATGATGGAGAGTAAATGGATAAGTTAAGTGAATTGCAGGCGGAAGCCAAAGAAGACCTTATTATATTAGATGATGAAGACCTACACCAACAATCCTATAAAAATCAAATCATCAAACCGAAATGGTTAGACTATAAGTCTAAGTACCGTTTATTTACGTTTCAATTAAAGGCTGATCACAAGAGATTGTATCGTCAGAAATGGGAGTACTATGGTGGTAAATCTGATGCTAAAATTTATGCTGCTAAACCTTTTGATCTCAAAGTTTTAAAAACAGATTTAGGAGTTTACATAAATTCTGATGATGATATCATTGACATAGAATTAAAGATTGAGTACTACGAAACACTGGTTCAATTTATTGAAGGTGTTATCAAGTCAATCGACAATCGCAGTTGGGATATCAAACATGCTCAAGATTGGAAGAAGTTTGTGGCTGGTGGATTTTAATGAAAAAGTGGATTGGACATTATAAAAATATTATAGATGATGCTGGATGCAAATCTATAATAAATTATCCTTGGGATTGGTACGCTTCAACGTATTCAAATAACAAAGGTGTTGTTAATAATAGCGAAGAACGAGTTAGAATGGATGAATGTTGGTGTTCTGATACACATAAACCATATCCATTACTAAAAAATTCTGTCATTGAAGTTATGAACATATATGCAAAAGAACATGACAGATTTTCTTGTGTTCATCATACAGATTTTAGATTAAATCGTTACGGTGTTGATGGATTCATGTCGCCTCATTGTGATAATATTCATCATTCTCATGGACAAACATATGGATATCCTCAAGCAACAGTTTTGTTTTTCTTAAATGATGATTATGAAGGGGGGGATTTTTATGTCGCAGAAGAAAAATATACTCCTGAGGCTGGTTCTGCATTAATTTTCCCGTCAAACTTTATGTTTCCACATGAAGTGAAAAAAGTAACAAAAGGCGAAAGGTGGAGTATAGTGACATGGTTGATGTAAAAGTTAGTATAGATGAGTTTACAGCATTTCCTACAATGGTTTATAAATTTACTGCTGATTTAGGAAGTGATACACATGCACATATGTCAGCATATATTAAGACTAAAGATGATATGCAGACAGAAGATGATCTTTATAAAATATCTTCTTTCAAACCCCTAGTAGAAACAGTTTATCATACTACAAAAGATATTTTAACTAAATTAGAATATGAGTATGATAAACTTGAAATGACAAGTATGTGGGGAAATCATATGAGTAAGGGAATGTCACACCCACCACATACACATTCAAATAATTTATGGTCTGGTGTTTATTATGTTGAAGCTTCTAAAGGATCATCTCCAATTCAGTTTTTTGATCCTAGACCGCAAGCAAATTTGTTACAACCAAAAAATAAACCTAACTGGAAAAATTCTAGTATGATACAATTTGATGCTGAAGTTGGAACTGGTATAATTTTTCCATCTTGGTTGCAACATTGGGTTCCACCTACATCAACTGAACGTACCAGTGTTTCTTGGAATATGATTCTTAGAGGCGATTATGGTTCCCGTAAAGATTATCAATATGCTAATATCTAA